TCAGCCTCTTTCTTTAAAAGATTTTGGCGCGTTTTCTGCTGTTCTGGTCTGAGTTCCAGATCTTCCAACTTCAGGTCTTTCTGTAGTTCTTGATGCTCCAGATCTTCTATCCTTTCTAGTTGCATCACTTCTTATGTTAATTGGCTCTTTTGTGAAATTGGCAGCAACTCTAACTGGGTTTCCGTCAATATATTTTACAACAGTTGCACCCCTCTCCACAGAAGACCCTAGCTTGGTGTCAGCAGATCGTTCTGCGGCCCTCTGTGCGCTTGTAGGCCCTAGTCTAGGGTCTCTCATTTCAGGCTTCTGTGACTTGCCAGAAGTCCATGTATGTTTATCACTAGGTTTTTTATCTGATAAAAGTGAGCCAATTGCATCTTGCGCTGCGGGCTGTAACTGAGCAAGTTTAATTTCAATTTCTTGCGCCTTTTTTGTATCCCCCCTTTGACGTGCGATTTGAGCTTCCCTACGAAATTTTGCTCTAGTAACTTGAAAATTTTCATCATTTTCTACAATGCTATAAGCTTCTTCAATAAAATCGAAGAATGTTTTGTTGTTATATGACATTTTAAACCAAATATACCCTTATATTTATTTATCAAAAAAGCCCCTTTAAATGGGGCTTTTGATCAAATATCTCCTTCGGCTCTATTTTCAGACCTATAAACATCAAATGTTCCTTCCGGATATCTAGCTTTCAATTTTTCAAAATTCATTGAAATTAGTTGATCCAAATCAGTATCTAAAGCAATACATGCTTGTGATACATACCACAATAAATCTCCAAGCTCTTTTTTCATATGAGCAATGTTTTCTTCATTGTATGGTTTGCCTTGATAGACAATCTTTTTAACAATTTCTCCGAATTCTCCACCTTCTGATGCAATTCCAGATGCTGCTGTTGTCAGTCGAGATACATTGCAATTTGATTCATTAAGTTCTTTCAATCTTGCAATATAATTATCAAAATCTGCACTGGCAGAACTTGTAGTCTTTTCTACGAATCGAATGTAATCTTTATTATTCATTGAATACGAATCCCCTAATTTTTGATTTAAAGTTGTTTTCTTCCTCATTATCATACGACAAATCGTCCGGTTTGTCAAGTAGGCCCTCCTGGGCGGACTGCTCACAATCGTACAGTCTCATCTTAGGTCTATCAATACCTATAAGGAATTTTCGATATACCGACTTATCACTATAACGATTTTTTAATTGTTTTACAAGTAATTGATTGGTTTTTTCCAATTCTTCTGTACTAATTAATGCAAACATCATGTCAGCATTAAAAGTAATACCAAAAGATTCTGATGTATCCGTTAATTCCAAATCTGAAGAGGCAAAGCCACTATTATGAGTTAGAATATCATTTGCGAAAAATAAATTATCACCAGAAACTGTAATATCAATTGTTTCCCGCTTGTCAATCTTTTTAATTGAAGTTATTTTATCTAAATTAGTTTCAGATAATGTTTGACATTTGACAAACAAATAATCGCCTACAGATAATCCTTCTAAAATACTCTTTTGACCATCGACGGTTGGAAAAATGTGTTTATCTGAACAGATAATCTTTTTCCCAGATTCAGTAGTAATTTCATAAACATCTTGAACTTCTATTGGATATACATGTTCAACATTTACATATCCAGAATGTGATAAAATTTTATCCCCGACTTTAATGTTCTGAATCTCAATTTCATCACCATTATCTTTTGTAACTATTGTATCTAAAGCCAAACATCTATTTGTTTGAGTAGCAGTGAATATCGGAACATTATACTCAACTGCCAAACCTCTCAATTCTTCTGTAATAAGTTTTACATAAACATAAGGATTTGACAAATTTCCAGTATATCTAGATGAAGAACAAATGTTCAGATAATCAATAAAAACAACATCAGGTTTAAATGACTTCTTCAAATATAGTTCATTCAATAGAGATTTAAAATGTCCAGCATGGGCTGAACTTGTTGGATATTCTTTAATAATTAAAGAACCTGTGGTTTTCTTTGCTGCATCTAGAACTTTTCGTTCGAATGCAGATTTTGATAAAGATTCAATGTCATCTATATTTACATTAAGTAAATTAGCATCAATTCTTTCTGCAATTTTATTCTCGGCCATCTCCAAAGTAATGTAGAGAACATTCCTATTTTGAGCCAAGAACGATGTAGCAAAGTGACACATTGCTAATGACTTACCAACATTCGTCCCCGCAAGAATAATATTAATGGTCTTTGGTTCAATTCCACCCTTTGTTATAAGATTAAAATATTTAAGATCAAATGGAATCTTTGCCTGTTTACTCTTATAAGACTCATATCTAGACATGTAATCTTGAAGATAATCATGTCCAATATGATTATCGAAACTTACAGAGAGAGCGTCAGTAAGAATGCCAGGAATTGCGTCTTGATTCTTCTTTTTATTTTGCCCTGTGGCAATCATAATAGATTCTTCAAGAGCAATTCCAATAGCCCTTTCTTTACACCATCTTTCTGTAGTATTGACTAACCATTCATATTCACTTGGTTCTGAATCCAAGGAGTTTATAAGTTCAACAATCTCTTTGTAAGAACTTTCGTTAAGATCACTTCTTCTCTCTACTTCAATTAGTAGAGCTTCCTTTGTTACAGGATCATTATACTTCTGTGTAAATTCTTGAATTTCATCAAATAAAACCTTTTGAGTGAAAGATATAAAATATTCAGATTTTATATATGGTAAAACTTGTCTTACATAATCTTCATTAAATATTAAGTTTTTCAATACAAGAATTTCAATCTTCTCCATCCAATTCCTCAGTTTCTACATCTTCAATGTTAGATCCATAAGCAAACTTTTTCTTTGCATATTCGTCTAGTTGATCCAATAATTCTGGCGTAAAGTGAAGTTCAGGTTCATTTAAAATCTGATTTCTACCGAGTTTTTTACCATTAATTTCATAACGATTTCCGACTCTAGGTATAATGCCAGATTCTTCACCCAATTCAATTAGACCATAATAACGATCTAGTCCACGATGATCATAGAATAGTCTAATTTCAACTTCTCTATTCTCACAACTTAATCTCGATTTGATTGACTTAGCCTTAATAATATTTCCAACAACTTCTGTTCCATCTTTTTCTTTTGATTTAGAAAGATAAACGATTGAAGATGCTGCATATTCACTTCCACTACCACCACTTTGCTTATGCGTTGGACCATAGCCACCAATATTTGAATACAAATGATTTGTTACAATCATTGGAATGTTTGCTTGGCCCAACTTCAATGTAAGCATTCTAAATGCACCTTTAAGAAGTGTGGTTCTTGTCATATCACGAGCATCTTTCTCAGCAAGAGCATCACCTATCTCTTTATTTGTGGATAACATTCCTAATGAATCGAGAATAATTAAACATTGTTTTCGCTTTTCTTCTGGAGTCTTCAAATAAAGATCAACAGCCTTAAGAGCCTTTGTTCTAAATTCTTCGACTGTAAGAACGTTTATAACAACGACTCTACTAATGTCAATGTTGCGACTCTCAAGAAGTTTTTTCGTGATTGCAGATTCTGTATCAAAATACAGACAATAAGCATCGGGATTTTGTTCTAAGAAATTCTTAACAACAGCCAAAGAGAAATAAGTATTGTGATGAATAATTCCAGACTCACGATTGGCTACATACCAATGTGGATGAGGAATTGAAATATCATATACAGATTCTTCTCCAATATTTTCTCTTTTTACTATCTCCTTTCGACCATGAATACTTTGAATATGTTTAGCCTGAAGAGCACTGATCATTAGACCAGTATAATAATCCAAGAAAGTATGATTTATAGAACATTCAAACTTATCGCCATCATCAAATGTCAGACGAATAACCTGATTTTTATGTTTTGTTACAACATAATCAATCTGTGTAAATCCTCCATTGGGAAGTTCTATTAGAATATTATCTTCTACAGCATAAGGAACCTCATGTTTTCCTTCACCATAATATTCATACAATTGTTGATAGGTTAAATCAATTTTATACAATGCTCTCTGTTCATTCCAACTTTGAGTAACATTGAATTTTGTTTCAAATGAATTAACAATATGCAAATAAGGAGTATAGATACTAATTCTTTCAGTACCTCTGGCGCACTTACCAGTTGAGGTTTCACCAGCCAAAGTTGTAATTTTATTTTGCGACACTCCTCCGTAAATAGAACCGGACAACAGCGCATTAAAAATATAACTGCCAGTATCTACAAATTTTTCATTTTCTACAATATCAGATGCAAGTGAAGCATATTCACTTCCAATCTGTTTTACAATATCTTTTAAGAAGTCCATAGTTTATTTTTTAATTAATGATAGAGTTCCGGTTTTTTTGGATTTCCAGCCAATAACATCTAATATTGTTTCAACTGGACTTAAGAATGTTTTTTCAAATTGTGTTGAATAATCAACATAAGAATTAAGATTTAGTTCGGTTGGAAATTTCTGAATGTATGCAATGACATTTTCAGAAATTGGATTGGGCATTTTCAAATAACAAAATTTGATTTTCTCACCATTTTTAATAAGAGGATATTTCTTATCAAGTTTATTTTTAGTGACATAATGATTATAAAGTAAAGCTGCCCTGGCTTGAATTCCAACGCCCTTTATATAAATTGTCGATTTCGATTTATACTTATCCAAATCATTAACTGAACGAGGAAACGATATTTCCTCAACACTTAAATTCATAAATTCTTTCTTTGTATTTTGAATGAATTTTATGATCTCGTTTTCATCGCTGTTCATGATAATATGAATAGCTTCTTTGATCTTACTTCTACAAAATGCTGGAGTTGATGATTTTACGGCTTCAATTCCGGTAAATGACAATTCGGGTTTACTGTATCTAACTCCTTCATTATCCCAAACGTTAATAATATATTTTTTCTGAGAATTAGTCCAAAGACCTCTTTCTGCAATTTTCTCTCGCTTCATGTGAAGCTTGTTTTCAAACACGTTTAAATATTCTCCGAGTTCTTTGTAAGAGCTTTCGACATACTTATCTATGTGTTCGGAAAACAGTCGATCCAGAAAATTGACTATTTTTACTTTATCAACATCTTTATCTGGAAAGATCTTTTTAACCAGAGAATCCATTCTTATAAATGCCGAATCAGTATCCGAGTAAATTACATAATCAATACCTTCGGTTTTTAGAATTGAGTTTAAATACTCATTGATTTTTTTATCAATCCATCGAATTGCCAACTGACCAGAATAAGTAACGGCTTCGGCGTTTCTTAGATCATAAAATCTAAAGTATGGATTTCCTGTTGCTCCATAACAAGAGTTTAAACAAACCTTTAAAGACTTTTCTAAAATTGAATA